ACTAGATGGAACCAAGGTGCATGAACTTGTCCTGACTGGTCACTTTGGCGATCCTTATCATGTCACTTCTACAAAGGAGTTAATTGAAAATGACACACTGGCACAGCTCAAGGTATCCTGCCTTGTCCTCAAGTACTCAGATGAAGTAAGAAAGGCATTTGGTAAGAAGAAGTATCAGGAGGAGATCGAGTTTCTGGTAACCAATGAAGCAAGGAATCGCTTCATCTGCAATCTAACACTTGATCAGACTGGTAACTCATTGGTCCTTTACAACCTTGTTGCCAAACATGGTAAACCTTTGTTTGAACAACTTCAGGCAAGAGCAGGAGATCGTAAAGTGTTCTTTGTATCAGGTGCGGTATCGGTAGACCAGAGAGAACGTATTCGTGAAATCACTGAGCAAGAAACCAATGCCATCATTGTTGCATCAATGGGAACCTTCTCTACTGGAATCAATATACGAAACCTAAATAACATTGTGTTTGCTGCACCAACGAAATCTCAGATACGTGTGCTACAGTCAATTGGTCGTGGACTTCGAAAAGGAAACCAAGGTAAACCAACTAAGGTTTACGATATCAGTGACAACCTAAGCTGGAAACGAAGAAAGAACTACACTATGAATCATGCCGTGGAAAGAGTTAAGATCTACGAGAAACAAAACTTTGATTTTTCAATCTTTGAAGTGGAGGTAAACCAATGATATACGATGATGATGCTTTAGATGCTCTTGTCATTTGTGTCTACACACTAGTGGATGGGTCAAGAGTGATTGGTGAAGAGGTTGATTACAACTACAGCAATGGTTACATTGAAGTCTATGGCGTAATGGAATTCTTGGAAAGAGACTTTAAGACAAGGTTAGTGCCATACGTTCCAGAGAACATGGATACTACCTTCATCTTTCATGAGAGAAATATCATAAGTAGGTCAGATGCTACAATTAACCTTAAAAGAAGTTACTTTGCAACACTCGTCCTTTATCAAAAGGCACTTGAAGAAGATACAAAGAACATCAATGATGCTATTGATGACCTTTTCAATTCCTTTAGTCCACTTGATACTGGAGGTTTTGAAAATTTCTCAAGGAATTGAACTTCTCCTTTTCTGCTGAACGCAAATCAATTATAAACCAATTGTCAATACTTGTCAACCCCCCTGAACAGGCACACTACTGAGTCGGTTGACTTCAAAAATTAACTGTGATAGACTTGTTGGAATGAGTAGAGAAAAACCGAATCATTATGTGAACAATAAAGACTTTTCGAGTGCAGTTGTTGAGTATGTCAATTCGGTGAATGCCGCAAAGGGCATAGATGGGACCATCCCGATTGTCACTGAATACATTGGAACTTGCTTCCTCAAGATTGCAGAAGGTCTTTCCCATAAACCCAACTTCTCCTGCTACACCTACCGTGATGAAATGGTCAGTGATGCCGTGGAGAATTGCATTAAGGCAATCAACAACTACGATGTGACCAAGACTACTCGCACTGGTAATCCCAATGCCTTTGCCTACTTCACTCAGATTTCCTATTACGCATTTCTTCGTCGTATTGCAAAGGAGAAGAAGCATCAGGATATCAAGGAACTCTACAAGGAACATGCTGGCATCGAGAACTTTGGTGACTTTGATGGTGATATGGTTCAGGGACAGGGTATCGTAGAACGTCTTCGCTCCCGTGCTGATAAGATTCGTGATAGGGATTCCAAGATCAAGGAGTTTGGAAAGAAGGTTCGTAAGAAAAAGAAACTCGCTTCCAATGAGAACACCCTTGAGCCTTTCATGAAATGATTATCTCCATCTTTGGACAACCGGGGTCGGGTAAGACCACTCCATGAACTGCTTGAATACTTCATATGCAAAGTAACAAAGTTGCAATCCTGAATGACACACACTCTGGTGTAAAGAACGGAAGTGACATCTTCCTTGATTACATGGAGAAGTTCTATTGTGATGTCTTCTTTCCTTACTGTGAGGAGAATGGCATCAAGACCATCCTTCATCTGGGCGATTACTTTGAGCATCGCAAGTTTGTCAACTACAAGGTGCTGAAACGGAATCGTGAGATGTTCATAGACCAACTTGAAAGACTTGGTATCACGATGCATATCGTTCCCGGTAACCATGATGTCTACTGGAAGAATACCAATGACCTTTGCTCACTAACAGAGCAGTTGGTTCATTACGATTGCATCAAGGTTCACATGGAGCCAGCAATCCTTCACTTTGATTCTGGTCTGGATGTGGCAATGCTCCCTTGGATTACCGAAGACAATCAGGAGCAATGCATGGAGTTTGTCAAGACTGCTGCTGCTCCTATCCTGATGGGTCACCTTGAACTTGAGGGATTCAAGTATCTTGGTAATGCAGATATCAAAAGTCATGGCATGGATCATAAACTCTTTTCTCGTTACGAGATGGTCCTGAGTGGTCACTATCACACTGCGAGTGAGAAGGACAATGTGAAGTATCTGGGGACACAATATCAGTTGACATGGAGTGATGCCGTTGATGAGAAAGCATTTCATGTCTTGGACACTGAGACACGTTCCTTAGAAAGAATTGTAAATCCACATCGTTTGTTTCATCGAGTTGAATTTGATGATTCGAAAACGCAACCCGTTCCGCCTTCAGATGAAATCAAGAACTGCTTTGTGAAGGTGGTAGTGGTCAATAAGAAAGACCCGTTTCAGTTTGACAAGTTTATAGATACAATACAGTCGCATGAGCCATTTGATCTTAAAATCATTGAGAGCTTTGAAGAGTTCACGGGTGATTCCATTTCGGATACTTCAGTCTCACTTGAGGATACCTCAACATTGCTGGACTCCTACGTGGATGCAATTGAGACGGATCTCGACAAGGAGAGAATCAAGGCGATCCTCCAGTCCTTCTACAATGAGGCACAGACACTTGATGCTGCATAATGATTTGCTTTAAATCTATACAATACAAAAACTTCCTAAGCACTGGCGATACACCAACACGAATCAATCTTGAGGCATTCCGTTCCTCTCTGGTGATTGGTTCCAATGGTTCCGGTAAATCCACTATGCTGGATGCATTGAGTTTTGCACTGTTTGGGAAACCTCACCGCAACATCAATAAGCCTCAACTGCTGAACAGCATCAACCAAAAGAAGTGTGAAGTTCAAGTTGAGTTTTCTGTTGGTGGTGCGGAATACAAAGTTGTTCGTGGTATCAAGCCAAACACTTTTGAAATATGGTTGAACGGCAAACTGATGAATCAGGAATCGCATTCACGGGATTACCAGAAGGTGCTGGAAACGAATATCTTGAAATTGAATCACAAGACCTTTCATCAGGTGGTTGTTCTTGGTTCAAGTAGCTTCGTTCCATTCATGCAGTTGTCTGCAAATGCCAGAAGAGAAGTCATTGAAGACCTTCTGGATATTGGTATCTTCACAAAGATGAATGGATTGGTAAAGGAGCGCAACCTTGATCTACGTGGTAAGATTGATGGTCTGGAAACAAAGATTGCAAACCTCAAGAGTCGCATATCACTTCAATCTGAGCATATTCAAGAATTGATGGGGATTGATGCCCAGAAGGTTCAGGAGTATGAGTCTGATATTCAGGAACTAACACAAAACATCATCAAGCTCAATGAGGAGACTGCCAAGCATACAAAGAAGTATGATGCCTGTTGGGATTCTGCTTTGAAGGAGATTGAAAGACTCAGTGATATTTCCAAGGGATTGTCCGAAGAGCGTGTTGAGTTGAAGCACAAGGCAAAAGATATTGCCAATAAAGCACAAACCTATGAGGGTAAATCAGAGTGTCATACTTGTGGTCAAAAGATTGAAGAATCGTTTCGTGAATCACGAATGAAAGAATTGAGAGAATCTGCAAGAGAAATCCAAGCTCAAACGGAATCAAATAAGACCAAGGGTATTGAGGTAAACAAAGAGATGAAGGTTGCCGCCTTCCTCCGCACCGCTTTGGTTGAATCCAAGAACATCATTGATGGTAATGCAAAGACAGTGGCTGGATACCAGAATCAGATTTCAAAACTCCAAGCCAAGATTCAGAACAACAGTGGTGCAGATGTGAGTAAGGCACAAGCAGCATTACTTGATGATGTAAACACCAAGGATGAATTGCTGAATCAAAGAGCATCTGAGATGGATGCTAAGAGATACAATGAAGTGATTGCAGAGATGCTCAAGGATACCGGAATCAAAACCAAAGTGATTCGTCAGTATCTCCCGGTCATGAATCGATTGATCAATTCGTATCTTGGTGTTCTGGATTTCTTCGTTTCGTTTCAGCTTGATGAAGCATTCAATGAAACCATTCGCTCAAGGCATCGAGACAACTTTGCCTATGCTTCATTCAGTGAAGGTGAAAAACAAAGAATCGATTTGGCATTACTCTTTGCTTGGCGTCAGGTCGCCAAGATGAAGAATAGTGTGAATACTAACCTTCTGATTCTGGATGAGATTTTTGATTCCTCGCTGGATACGGATGGAGTTGAAAACCTTCAGAAGATACTCAAGACACTGGACGAAGACACACGGGTGTTCGTGATTTCACACAAAAAGGATGTTCTGGAAGGCAAGTTCGACCGAAAAATCGAGTTTCGGAAGCCAAATCACTTCTCTCAGATGACCGTAAGTCATTGATTATCAACACCTTTAACGGTAACGTAAAAAAAGTGAAAAAAAGTGCTCTAAAGGGTTGACTGGGAAGCGAAAATATGGATAATAGTATCCGTGAAAGTTAAAGAATCAAAAACGAAATTGGCAAAGCTTCTCGCCACTGAGAATATTGAGGTCCGTCAGACCAATCAACGTACAGCAACTTTTGATGTAAAGAATCGGATTCTGACTCTCCCAATGTGGGACTTCAAGGACACTGACTTTCTTGACTACGTGATTGGGCATGAGGTTTCTCATGCAAAGAGTACTCCAGTCGATCTACTCGACAGGTGGAAGGAGGAAGTTGGTGTTGAGTATTTCGATGCCCTGAATGTCACTGAGGATATTCGGATTGAGCGAAAGATTCAAGAGCAGTTCCCCGGTTTGATTCGTTCCTTTCACAATGGACGCAAGCGATTGCTGGATGATGTTATTGAACTTCCAGCAGACCTTTCTTCAATGAAGAAGATTGACAAGGTAAACCTTCATGCCAAGTGTGGAGAACACATTGATGTTCCTTTGACTGATGAGGAAAGGGACTTTTATGATCGGTGCTATGCTGCTGAGACTCCAGAGGAAGCCTTTGACCTTGCCAAAGAATTGGTTTCCTCAATCAAGCAAGACCAAGAGAATCAACAGAACGAGGATTCCGGTGATACTGATGACCAAGGGGAAGAAGAAGATGTTACTGATTCTCCCTCCGGTGATGGGGGTGAGGGCGAACAGCAAGATGGTGAGGAGCAAGATTCTTCCACTTCTGGTGAGGAGCAAGAAGGCGAGACTGATGATTCTGCTGAGAAGCAAGATGGTGATGACCAAGACCAAGACGGTGATGGTTCTCCCGCTGATGCTGACGATGACCAAGATGGCGAACAGCAAGATGGTGACTCTTCTATCAATGATGGTGCTGGTGATTCCGGTGGCAACCTTGAAGACTTCAAGAGCGATACGCTGAAGCAAATGGAAAAGCACCTTGAAGACAATATCGATGAGAATGCTGAAGGACTTCTATATGTTCCTTCTGACAAGCGTTTGCTGAATATGGTTCACTCTTACGAGGATGTGAAAGAATCCCGTCGTGAATATCAGGAACTCTCTCCTTGGATCAAGGAGAGGTTTACTCCTGAAAAGAGAGGTGAGTTCAAGGTCTTCAAGAAAAAGCAAGAAAAGCAAATTCAATACCTCATCACTCAATTCGAACGCAAAAAGGCTGCTTATCAATATCAACGTGCTACTGTTTCTCGTAATGGTCGTCTGAACATGAATTCCCTCCATCGCTACAAGATCGATGACGATATATTTCAGAGTGTCAGCAATCTTGCCAATGCCAAGGATCATGGAATGGTGATGGTTGTTGACTACTCTTCATCAATGGCTTCATATATGGGAGAAGTCATTGAGCAAACATTGAACATGGTCTGGTTCTGCAAAAAGGTTGGTATTCCATTTGAAGTCTATGGGTTCACTTGTGGTCATTGCGCTAATCCTAGTGACGCTGGGAAGAAAAACGAATTGGATTTTTCCTCAACCAATGTTTTTGAATTGGTCAACTCTCGCTTGAAAAAGGGTGAGTTCGAAGAAGCATGTTTTCGGTTATGGGCAACAGTTTCGGGAAAATGCTACATTGATCAGTCGAGTATTGAAAAGATGCATGGAACACCACTGGATTCAACAATTGTCATCAGTGCTGCTATCATTCGACGTTTTCAAAAGACTCATCGAATTCAGAAAACGATTGCACTGTTTCTCACTGATGGCGATTCAATGTCCTGCTGCCACTCTCGCATTACCGTTGATTTTGGAAGTGGGGTAAATTATAGAAGTTACGGTGGCACTACCCAAATGTTTGCGGCACTTCGCAAAGAGGTTGATATCACTCTGGTTGGATACCGTGTTGGTAATTCTTACGACCTTTCTAGAGAGGCTTGGAGAATCAATGATTGTGAAAATTTGAAGAAGAGTCTTCGAAAAGAGGGATTCGCTCATGCTCCCAATGCCCTTGGGTATGACCACTACTTCATGATGAATACTAAGAAACTTGAGATTGAAGATGATGAACTTGATCTTGGTTCTGATACCTTCGATGCCAGTGACAAGAAAAGTGTTCGGGATTTGATGAAGAAGTTCAAGAATTCGACCAAGAATCGCAAAGATTCTCGTCGGTTTTTGAATGTGTTTTCGGACATTATCTCCTAAACCGCTAAAAATCAACAACTTACGCATGGAAAAAAAAGTGAAAAAAAGTGCTCTGAGGGGTTGACGGGAATCCAAGGTTCTGATAGACTGTTCTACGTAATTGAGAGAAACAACATCATGTATCACATTGACAAAAAACTCGTTCGTGACCAACTGGTCGAAACTCATGGAAACCTTACCGGATTCACCCGTGCCGATATCATCGATGCGTGTAATGAGGTTGGGTATGACATTGCTGTTGCTGGTGCCTTGATTCGCAAGATGAACAAGGTTTCGCGTGGAGTCTACTCTTTCGGTGAGACTCGCAAACAAAAGGTTGCCGTGAAGCGGAAAGCTGCACCAAGGGCAAAGCGCAAGACTGAGACCTCCCCGGCTCCGGTTCAAGAGGCTCCAACATCGATGGCTCTTGCTGCGAGTGTTTCGTCTGTGTGCAACGATTCTGTTTTCGTTCCCTCCAAGGACGACACATTTGTCCCTTGGGGACACTTCAAGGATCTCAAGACTGCACTTGAGAGCAAACAGTTCTTTCCGTTCTACATCGCTGGTCTCTCTGGTAACGGCAAGACCTTCATGGTCGAACAGGCTTGTGCTCAATTGGGGCGTGAGTATGTTCGTGTCCAGATTTCCCCTGAGACTGATGAGGATGACCTGATTGGCGGGTTTCGTCTCATCAATGGAGAGACTGTTTTTCAGAAAGGTCCGGTTCTCAAGGCAATGGAATCTGGTGCTGTTCTTCTCATTGATGAGATTGATCGAGGCACCAACAAGATTATGTGTCTCCAAGGTGTTCTGGAAGGCAAGCCAGTGCTGGTCAAGAAGACTGGTGAGGTTGTTTCTCCCGCAGCTGGTTTCACTGTTGTCGCTACTGCTAACACCAAGGGACGCGGTTCTGATGATGGTCGCTACAGTGCTGCTGGTATCATCGATGATGCTTTCCTTGAGCGATTCCCTGCAACTCTTGAACAGCCTTATCCTTCCCGTGCTGTTGAAACCAAGATTGTCAAAAAGCACATGGAGAAGTTTGAGTGTCTGGTCGAGAAGTTTGCCGACAAACTCACTGCATGGAGCGAAGTGATTCGCAAGACCTTTGAGGATGGAGGAGTTGAAGAGTTTATCTCAACCCGTCGTCTCTGTCACATTGTTCAGACCTATTCCATTTTCCAAGATGAGAAGAAGTCGATTGAATTCTGCATCCGTCGCTTTGACAATGATACCAAGGATTCCTTCAATGACCTTTACGACAAGCTGGGTGATGAAGTCCCTTCTGCAAACTTCTACTTCGTTGATGAAAATCTCTAACACTTTCGATACCTGTTGTATCGAATCTAACAAACAAGAACAAAAAAAAAGAAAGTATAGTAAAGTATGAGCAAGTCCACCACTAACATCGAGCGCCTCTTCAACCACCTCTCCACTGGCAAGCAATTCACTGCCGGGGAGATCAAGACTCAGTTGAAGATTGCAAATCCTTCCGCTACGGTTTCCGATTTGCGTTCCTATCTCTCTGAGAAGAAGGCGATTGTCGATGTGTATGCTAACAAGCGCACTAACTCCAAGGGTCATAGCGTGACTCGTTACGCCTTGGGTATGACCCGTGGCTACCGCGATATGCTGGCACCGTTCGGTGTTGATCAGGCATCCCGCTAATCGTGATTGGGAGGGGGGAGAAATCCTCCCTCCCTTTTTTTCACCATGACCAAAGAACAAGAGAACCAAATCATCACGAACATCACACAATTTGTTCGTGATGATGATGGGTATCAGGATGAACTTGAGGAATACCAAGAAGGTATGAAGTATGATTCAGAGAAGCCTGACTACTCTTTGATTCCCCCTCATGCCCTTGAAGAAACTGTCAAGGTTTTGACTTTTGGTGCTAAGAAGTATTCCCCCGGTAACTGGAAGAAACTGAATAGTGCATGGAGTCGATACTTTGCTGCTGCACAAAGACATATGTGGGCACTACAGAGAAACGAAGAGAACGATCCTGAGTCTGGATACCATCACGCGGCTCATGCAGCTTCCTGTTTGCTCTTCATGCTTGAACTTGACAAAACCTGCAATTCTGATATAATTGATGATAATCAATTGACACTTAATTTATGAAACTAAGCCCTAACACACTAACAGTTCTGAAGAACTTCGCCAGCATCAATGATAACCTTGTGGTGGATGCTGGTTCAACTCTTCAGACTATCAATGAACAAAAGACTCTCCTTGCCAATGCCACTGTTGAGGAGAACTTCCCACAACGATTTGGAATCTTCAAGTTGAACGAATTCCTTGCCGTTTATTCTCAGTTGGAACGTCAGTATGGTGAACCTGATTTGAACTTCAAGGATAACAGTGTGGTGATGAGTGTCTCGGATAATGAGACAGTCTATCCATACTCAGAACCAAGTGTCTTGTCTTATCCCGACAAACAGGTTTCGCTTCCAAGTTCTGATGTGGTTGTGACCATTACGCAAGAGCTTCTGGCGAATGTCTTGAGCATGGCATCTGTCTACAAACTTGCCAAAATTCGAATTCAATCAACTGGTAAGGGTAAGACTGTCCTTGCTGCATTTGATGAGAATGATGGTATGCGTCAATCTTCGAACAAATTGGATCATGAAACCGACAAGGTTTTTGATATCCATTTTTCAATTTCAAATTTGAAAATGGTTCCTGCTGATTACGAAGTGAGCATCTCCAAGAAGTTCATAAGTAAGTGGGACAACAAGACAGACTGCAAGGTAGACTACTTTGTGGCAATTGAAAAATCCGCAACATTCAATGACTAAAGATATGGATAAAGAAACAGAACAAGTGAAAGAAGGGGCATCCACCGTAAAGGATGGATGGGAACCAAAGGACCAAAAGGCAAGTATCTCTTTGAGTGATATTGCTTTCACCGTTGAAGTTCTTAAAGCAGCATCCCGCCGTGGTGCATTTGAACTCAATGAGTTGAAAAACGTAGGAACCCTTGGTGAACGTCTGCAAGCATTTTTGGAGGAGAATGCTCCAAAGACTGAAGCAACCACTGAAGAAGAGGTAGAGGAGCAAGCAAAACAAGGAGAAGAAGTCACCGCTGAAGGTGCTGACTGATATGGGATGGTGATGGTGGTAGCCTTACTAGTCTCTTGACTAGCCACCAACCTTTTTGATATAATACTACAATATGAAAGAATTCCTCTGGGTCGAAAAGTACCGCCCACAAATCATTGAAGACATCATTCTTCCCGCCGATATCCTGAACACCTTCAAGGGGTTTGTTAGTTCAGGTGAACTTCCGAATATGCTCTTCTCTGGGACTGCTGGTCTTGGGAAGACTACTGTCGCCAAGGCACTCTGTAATGAGTTGAACCTTGATTACCTTCTGGTGAACTGCTCTGAAGAGAGTGGTATTGATACGCTCCGCAACAAGATCAAATCATTCGCTTCAAGTATGTCCTTGTCTGGTGGTTATCGTGTCGTGATTCTGGATGAAGCAGATTACCTGAATGCAAACTCGACTCAGCCAGCACTCCGAGCATTCATTGAAGAGTTTAGTGCAAATTGTCGATTCATCCTGACTTGCAATTTCAAAAACAGAATCATTGAACCACTACACTCCCGGTGTTCTGGTTTCAATTTCAATTTCAAAAAAAGTGAATTGCAAAAACTATGCGCTGCCTTCATGCATCGTCTTGAAGACATCCTCAAGAACGAGGGAGTGAAGTATAACACCAAGTTACTTGTGGAGTTGATTATGAAACACGCCCCGGACTGGCGTCGTGTCTTGAATGAGTGTCAACGTCACAGCACATCTGGTGAACTGACCTCTGATGTTCTCCTGAGTGTCTCGGATGAAAGCATTCAGAAGATTATGAGTATGCTACGAGACAAGGACTTTGGTGGTGCTCGTAAGTGGGTTGCCTCTAATAGTGACCTTGATGGGACAGTTACCTTTCGCGGCATCTATGATACAATGTATGAGTATATGACACCCACCAGCATTCCTGAAGCAGTTCTAATCCTTGCCAAGTATGGTTACCAGTCTGCCTTTGTTGCAGACAAGGAAATCAATCTGATGGCATGTCTGACTGAATTGATGACAAAGGTGAAGTGGAAATGAATCCATTTGAATTTGTAAACAGCATCAACTCAGCAAGCAAGAAGAGTATCTTCGATGGATTCAATGCACTTGAAGATGAACTTGATCCTGACTCGCCATCAAAGTCTTACTCATCCTTTTTGGTAAACCGTTCTCTTTCGAACTTCATGGATACTGTTTTCTTTGCCAATGAGATGAACCAACATCATCACTTGCCACCGAAGATGCAGTATGACTTTTTGAAGAATGCAATCAAGCCCCGAAAGAGGTTTTCAAAGTTTGCCAAAGGTATTGCTGATGACAATACCGTGAAGTGTTTCATGAAGCGATATGGTTACTCTGCTGTAAAAGCAAGAGATGCAATTTCACTTCTTACCAAGGAACAAATTGAATACGTTGTTCGTGCCATGACTCCTCAAGGAAGTAAAAAGTATAAATAGAAATACATGGTGAATAACGACGAAGAAATTATGAAATGGACTCCAGCCGATATGCTGGAAGTATCGCTTGGTGACCCTGATGACTTTCTCAAGATACGAGAGACACTTACTCGTATTGGGGTTGCCTCAAGGAAAGAAGAAAACACTCTGTATCAGAGTTGTCATATTCTTCACAAACAAGGGAGATACTTCATTGTGCATTTCAAGGAACTGTTTATGCTCGATGGCAAACCATCCAACTTCACGAAGGATGACTTTGCTCGTCGTAACACCATTGCTGTATTGCTTTCTGATTGGGGTCTGCTTGAAATCAAAGAGAGACCAACAGAGACAACTACATTGAGACAGATTAAGATCATTCCTCACCGAGATAAGAAGGTGTGGAATCTACAAGCCAAATACACAATTGGCAATGTAAAGAAAAGCTAAATAAATTTGCTGCCCGAATGGGAGCGAACTTCTGATGCCCAATGATGGGGTCAGTCGTAATACAATAACCTTGTCGAAAGAAAGGTAAACAAATGACCGTATCTAAGTATTCATCGTATCCGTCTAACTGGATTGGTTTTGAAGAACTCTTCAATTCACTCTCCTACTCTCAGTCCAGAGACGAATCCACTTCATTCCCTCCATATAACGTCATAAATATTGATGACGACAATTCTGCCATTGAATTGGCAGTTGCTGGTTTCGGACCAGAGGATTTGGATGTTGAGTGGAAAGACAATACACTGACCATTACTGGTGATAAGAAAGAGAAGGATGATCGCAAATATCAAACGAAAGGCATTGCTGCACGTAAGTTCACTAAGTGCTTTCGTTTGGGTGAGCACATTACTCCTACTGGTTCTTATTACAAGAATGGTATTGTTGGTGTTGAGCTTCAGCGTATCGTTCCTGAAGCCGAAAAGCCGAAGAAGTTGAACATTCGTTCTTAATTGAAATTCAAAACGAGAGGGGGAGACTGTAGTTGACGGTCTCCCCCTTTTTGTGCTATAATAGTTGAATATGATAGGATTTTACACTTCAGTTGTGAAGAATGCAAACACCATTCTTTATCGTGGATATGACAACCAAGGTAAGCGAATCAAGGAGCGCGTCAAATACAAACCGACACTTTACACTGAATCCAAAAATGCAAATTCAATTTGGAAATCACTGGACGGGACTCCAGTAGAGGGTGTTCCGTTTTCCAACATGCGCGATGCCGAAAGCTTTCTGAAGACATACAAGGACGTTCCCGGTTACACGATTCATGGTTCTGACCGTTTTGTATCTTCATTCATTCAGTCTCGCTTTCCCGGTAAGATTGAATTTGAACCTCGTAATGTGGATGTTGCCTATGTTGACATTGAGACTGCTTATGACAATGGGTTTCCACATCCAAACATTGCAGACCAAGAGATTCTTACAATTGCCTTCAAGTCCAGTCGGGAAAGCATCTATCGTGTCTGGTCATTTGGAAAGAGTTACGATCCATCTGTCACCACCACTGGATTGAAGATTGAGTATTACGAGTATCGTAATGAGATTGAGATGTTACAGGCATTCCTGTCTTGGTGGGAAGATGAAGACCATATCCCTGATGTTATTAGTGGGTGGAACACTCGATTCTTTGACATCCCTTACATTGTAAATCGCATCAAGAGAGTCCTTGGTGAGAAGGAAGCGAATCGTCTATCACCTTGGAAGAATGTCTATGGGCAGGAGGTTGAGATGATGGGTAGAAAGCAACAGGTGTTTGACATCAAGGGTATCGAAAGTCTTGACTACCTAGACCTGTTCAAGAAGTTTGGTTACAAGTATGGCAATCAAGAATCATACAAGCTTGACCACATTGCCAATGTTGTGCTTGGGACAAAGAAGGTAGACTACACTGACTTGGGTTCACTCAAGAAACTCTATGAGCAAGACTTTCAGCGTTTCGTTGACTACAACATCGTGGACGTTGAATTGATTGAGAAGATGGAAGACAAGGTTGGTCTTATCAATCTGGTTCTGACAATGGCATACCTTGGGGGCGTAAACTATAGCGACACACTTGGGACCGTGGGTATCTGGGACTCTATCATCTTTCGTCGTCTTGCTCAGAAAAAGATTGCAGTTCCCCCAAGCAAGAAGCATCACCGGACGGGATTCACTGGTGGGTATGTCAAGGAACCTCATGTTGGTCTTCATGATTGGGTGATGTCCTTTGACTTGAACTCTCTGTATCCCAACATCATCATTCAATGCAATATGTCACCAGAGACTTTGATACCGCATACTCGTATCGATGGATTGAATCCTGACAAGGTGCTTGAGGCAGATAGTTGCCTTACTGAAGATGATGTTTCTGTTGCTGCAAATGGTTCATGTTATCGTAAGGACAAGCAGGGTATCATTCCTGAGATCATTCAGGAGTTGTATGACAAGCGTGTCATGATAAAACAGCAAATGCTCAAGGCACAACAACGCATGGAGCGAGATGGTTCTAGCGCATCGATTGAAAGAGAGATTGCTCGTTGCGAGACTGAGCAGATGGCAGTGAAGATTCTACTCAACTCCTTGTATGGTGCAATGGGCAATATATGGTTTCGATACTTTGACTTGCGTATTGCTGAAGGCGTGACTCTGACAGGTCAGTCTGTGATTCGGTATGCAGAGAAAGAACTGAATGCATACCTTAACAAAGCACTTGGTGAGGACAAAGACCGAGTGGTTGCGATTGACACTGACTCTGTTTATGTGAATGTCAACGATGTTATTCAAAAAGCAAAACCAAAAGACCCCGTTGCCTTCCTTGATGAATTTGGTTCAACTGCAATCGAGCCTGTTCTGAAAAAAGCATTTGAACGTTTTGCAGATACCATGAACTCATACAAGAATCGTATGGTCATGGCGCGGGAAGTGATTGCTGACCGTGGTATCTGGACTGCCAAGAAGAGATACATCCTGAATGTTCACAACAGTGAGGGTGTTCAGTATGCAAAACCAAAACTGAAGATCATGGGCATCGAGGCAGTCAAGTCTTCAACACCTCAAGTCTGCCGAGAAGCGATGAAGGAGATGTTCAAGATTATCCTGACCACTGATGAGAAGACAACTCAGGAAGCGATTGCTAAATTCAAAAAGAAGTTTCTTAAACTTACACCAGAGCAGATTTCGTTTCCCCGTGGAGTTTCTGACATCAGGTCTTTTGCTGACCGGGATACTATCTACACTAAGGGAACTCCAATGCATGTTCGTGGTTGTCTGCTATACAACCACCATCTCACAAAGAGTGGTCTACAGACAAACTACGAACTGATTCAGAGCGGCGACAAGATTCGGTTTGTGCATCTTCATATTCCCAATCCGATTCGTGAAAATGTCATTGCGTTTCCAACCAAGTTGCCGAATGAACTTGGTCTTTCGAAATACATAAACTATGACCTTCAGTTTGAAAAGACGTTCCTCGATCCACTGAAGTTCATTCTGGATGCCATTGATTGGAAACCAGAAGCAGTCATGACACTTGAAGACTTCTTTGTGTAATGCTATAATAGTTGAAATGACTTCACTCACACTGTTTCAAAGCGTCTTTGACAACAAGACTCATCGTTCAATGAAGTTCTCTTCATTCGATGGCATGGAGAAGTTGTTGTATGACCTGAGTAAGCAACCGGGATACAAACCAAAGAAGAGTGAAAGAAAACTTGGTTCACCTTTGATATCTCCCTCTTCATACAAACCCGGAACCACTAGGGCAAACAACAATGTGGTTTCATGGAATGGATGGGCAGCACTTGATGTTGATGATTATGAAGGTTCCTTTGAGAATGCACTGGAAGTCTTTCGTAATTACTACTATGTGTGTTACTCTACTGCATCGTCAACCAAGGAGCACCCAAAGTTTCGTGTGGTGCTTCCCTTCAATGGTTCAGTGAGTGCTGACAAGATTCGTCACTTCTGGTATGCCATGAATACTGAATTTGAAACACTTGGTGACAAGCAAACCAAAGACCTGAGTCGAATGTATTTTGTCCCTGCTCAGTATCCTGATGCACACAACTTCATCTTCACTCACACTGGTGACTACTTGAATCCATTTGCCTTGATGCGAAAACACCCTTACCAATCACCAGTCATGAGCACTACTCTAGGTGGCAGTCTTCCAGAAGAAGTTCAAATTCAAATTGCAAAAAGTCGATGGGAGGGATTGAATGTCACTCAGCCACGGTGGACTGGTCTATGGGATTGCCCTTTCGTGAATCGTAAGATCGTGGATGAATACAAGTGTCTCTCTGCTGGATGGTATTCCAAGATGTATTCTCTCATGGTTTCCATTGCCGTGAATGCAATTCGTTCCGGGTATCGCATTCAAAATCAGGAAGTTGTCTCTCTCTGCAAGGAATTGGACCTTTGCACTGGCAATTGGTATCGTGATTCTGGTCGTGCTTGGGAGAAAGAGGCACAAAGAGCAATCGACTATGCCCTTCTGAACACCTGATTTTGCCTGCTTTTCGTCATAGGGGGACTTTTCTTCTTTCGTAAGTCGTTGATTACCAACACCTTTAACGGTAACGTAAAAAAAGTGAAAAAAAAGTGAAAAAAAGACTTGCAAAAATCTGAAAATCTGTTACATTATAAACAATGAAAGACGCAATCAAAATCACTTACAAACGAATCGCAAAAGATCAAGTCAAAGGACGCAGCTTTTTTGTCGTAACAGCGACCGAGACTTCAATGTGGAAAATCGGAGAAACATTTTCTGACGACGACATGAGCATGGCAGGACGAGGCGGATTGCGCTTTGTTGAAGAAAAATCAAAATAAACGTTGACCAGCAAGCCTAAATGGGTTACCTTAAAAACATGAAAAACGAAGTTGAAATTGACTGGTTCGCGGAAGCGGTTGAAGAATTCGGCAAGGAAGCCGTGGAAGACTTTTGTTGCGACTGCGATGTTTCCAAGCCTGAATTGTTTGATGAGTCGTGCTACTACGCCATCCTGTGGACGGTCCTGTGGACGGAATAGCCGTAAAAAAAGTGAAAAAAAGTGCTCTGAGGGGTTGACGGGAATCCAGAAATGGTCTAGTATGATCTACGTAATGAGAAAGAACGCTATGAGCTACGAAAAAGCACTGAACAACCTCCTCTCCCACATTCGAAATGATTGGGACAAGCAGGATGCCAATCGCCCTTCTGGAATTCGCCTTGGATACACCTTCCACCTTGACGATTCTGGTCGCAACTACGACAAGGTTTTCGTTGACTCTGGGAATCAGAGGAGCGTGGTTGGGTTTGTTGCCAAGAAGGACAACCCCAAGAAGGGATTTGCCAAGGGCGACATTCTCAAGGCAGCTTCATGGAAGGCTCCCGCCACTAATTTCTCTCGCGGGAACATCTTCACTGGTGACTTCAGCAGGGTTCGTTGGTCTGGTATCAGCTAAGAAATGAATTGAATTATGAATACCGATATGAAACTCAAACCCAACTACAAGACCAACATCAAGGTTGGTGACATCATTGAGAACTTTGGCGCGATTGTTCGCGTTGATGAGATTGAGGGGAACTCTGCCTTTGTGACCATCATCCCTTGGAGGCGTGATGGTGTTGCTCAAGGTGGTGTTGGTCAGAGGTATGTCGCTCGCCTCGACAAGTCCACATTTGTCATGAGTGGGCTTCTTGCCTCTTTTCTCTAAAAAAATCTAATAGTATCAAAATTATGAAAGTTTACGGATTGTTCAAAGAGTATAACTACTCAGGCACTGAGTTGGTTTCTTTGGTTTCTTTGTTTTCTTCGGAAGATAAGGCTAACGAAGCCGCTAATGGAAAGTATAAGGAAGACCTGAGTTACTGCGATAATTGGTATGTTGTTGAATTGGAAGTGGAAGATTGATATGAAAATCGAAATGAAACCTGAAGATAGAATGAAACTCTTTCAACTAGTTGTTGCTGGGGAACAGTGCGTGGGTTGGGAGCAGTTCAAACGTCGAATGCACGACAAGAAATGGCTTGCCAGTGAAGTGCGAGAAAAACTGATTCAAAAGAAGTCTGAAGTTGACTTCTTGGAGGATGTGCTTGAGAACATAGATAATTCATGAACAAAAAAGATGAATCCCCGCCCATCCCGGCAAATACGTGTCCCTACATCGACCATGTCATTCACATGGTTGATGAACTTAAAGATCTCGCTGAAGAGAACAAACTACGGTTTGCGGAATCGCTCTATGAGACGATCAAGGCAGAACTAGAGCATATCCGAAACAGCAATGAAATGCTCCGGGATTCAGGAAAATATTGGTATGAGAAAAACAAGAACAAG